TGCGTGGGTGCTCAATGAGTCCTTTGCCTGATCAGGAGACATGTGGGAAACGATCTGTTTCACCCTGTCATAATCTGCACCGGACAATTCTTCAACTTCTGTTTTCCCTATACCCTCACCTGACCCGCCTGCTTCTCCCGGTCTGCCCTCGTGCCCAAAGTTACCACTACCCGGCCCACCCTTCATACTCAACTCCACCGACTCACTCAGCTCGGCAATTAAAACACACCTGCAGTTCGGATGGAGCGGAGGCCCGTTCACGTCACTGTAATCGTGTCCTATCGCGATCTCCTGCCCGCGCCAGTCCGCTGTCTGCTCGTCACCCTGGTCGAAGAAGTTCTCTCCCAGCTCCACCACCGTCCCGTCCATCGCCTGGCAGAACGGGCACGCGTCCCCAGCCGCCACCCACACCTTACGGCTGACCACCCCCGTGCTCCGCCACGCCTCGATGTGGCCGGTGGAAAAAGCCCTGGCCGTCTCGGTCCGGGCGATCATCTCGCTGCGCCAGCCCTCGACCCACTCGTCGCTGATGTCGCTGATCCGGTTGGCAAGCTGACTGATCGTCTCACCGTTCTCCATCCCGTCGATCAGTTCCTGGCGTAAGATGTCGGCGGTGGTCTGGTCGATCCCGTGGGCAAACTTGAACATCTCCTTCTCCAAGGCGTCCAGCACGTCGGGGTCCTCGATCCAGTCGGGGATGACGATGGAGGGGGTGGCTTTGAGGGATTTGGTTTCTTTGGAAGAATCTAACATAATCGCCGCGAACAGTCGGGTCTCTCCTGGAGCGAGAATCCCTTTTTTGTCTTCGCCTTTCCAAACATTAACAATCCATTCAGGGGGGATATCCTTAGGGAACACCTTTTTATCCTCATTCTTAAATTGTCCAAAAGTATAATTTGGATCCGGTTGAACAAGATGGGACTGATCAGAAGGAATACGAACCTCCACAACTGCATAGTCGTGTTTTCCGTTACTTCCAAACTTTGCCCAGTATTCTGCTTCTGCTCGTGTGGTGGCCATATAAATCCTACCTCCTTGTGAGAAGTCCGGATTTGTTTCCTTTGCATGGCTTATCTTAATTCCTTCTTTTACTATAGATTTGAGTCGCTCGTCCGACGGAATGCCATGAAACAACGATCCCCCAGTCCACTGATTCCCCCTAAAAGGATGTCCCTCTACATCCCCCTTGCAAACCACCTCCACCCGCACGCTCGCCTGCATCTCAGCCCAGCTCAGCACGGCCATCTTGCGTGCGTGCTTGGGGAACCGGCGGATCTCCTTCAATGCCCTGTCCCCGCCCTTCTTGAACAGCCCGAACCAGATGGGCCGAATCTCCTGCACGACGGCCTTATCCCACTTGGACAGGTTGGAAGGGACGGCGGAGGTGGGGGAGCGGGATTTGAGGGATTTGGTTTGTTTCTGTATCCGAGTCAATACAACCACTTCACTTTCAGCCAACGTTCCAAACCCAGTAGATGGAACTGATAAAATATATTTAGCAGGCACTGTCTCTCTTACGACAGGTCTACCACTTTCATGTCTTACTCCCGACCAACTGGTTGACCATGAAGTAAACAACCTATTTTTATCACCACTGCCCGACCGTAGAAGAGCAACTGAAGTTACCCCACGCTCGGACAACCACTCCTGTGTATTCGCATACATTGCACGACCTAACGAGCTGATAGCCCTATCCAATTCTGGCCGGTCCTTGATGTACTGTTGCGAATCCTTGTTCCAGTCGGAAGCGTTTTGCAACCCAAGATCACTTGCCACAACACTAGCCATATAAGCCGGAACAGGTCCCCCACTACTGCCCGCCCAAGTTCTGAGATAGCGCTCTACAACGGCTCTTTTCATATCATCGGTGGTTGTATTAGTTTCAAACGTGAACTTTTCCTCTTTAACGAGAACATCCAAATCACTTCTCTGCACTTGCCAAGACGAGGCAAGTCGAACAGCCGCACCTTCCCGAACAAGTTCCGTTGTGGTCTCGTCTTTTGTTTTGAAACTATCCTGATTCAAAGAAGCCCCTGTTTCCCCGCCCGGCCCACTCCCGCCAACCTCACCCGGTCTACCCTCGTGCCCAAAGTTGCCTGAACCCGGACCGCCCTTCTCCACCACGCCGTCCTCCACCAGCCTGCCGTGCACCTCGGCCAGCTGGGCCTTCAGGCACCGGGCCACGGCCTTGCGGAGCAGGCGCTCGTCGGCGGTGAGGGGGCTGACCTGGCCTGTGCCGACCACCGATTGTTTTGTGAGCAGGGTGTTCATGTTTCTCTTGCGCCTCTAAAATCCTTAGGGTGTCGTAATGACTCCCTCGGCACGCGATACACATTTCCTTGTATCGTCCGAACTTTCAATCCATTCTCGTCAGAAATAAACGTCCCAGTTCGGACTTCCCTCCCGTCCATGAATTGAACGGTATCCCCTAATGAGAACTTGTCCCGCAGCGGTTTGGTTTCCTTCTCAAATCCCCTTTGGAGATGTTTTGGAACATTGCTGTCAGGAGTCCGCACTCCAATCTCGGCAATCTCCTGTCTTGTCCGCTCACGAACTGCGGAAGGAGTTTCCTTACCGCCTTGGTCGGTTTTACCTCCACCCTCTTTCCCACCGAACCTTTCCTTGGCCGCGTCCTCGGCAGACTGTCCCGTGCGGATGAACACCGGCTGGCCATTCATCGTCACCCACCGCCCATCCTCGTCATCCTTAGCCGCCTTCAAGCTCTCCACCGCCTCACGCGTCCCATGTAGCCTACCCACTCCCCTACGATCGAACCTCCCCCCTTCGTTCCGCACCCGCAGCTTGACCGGGATGCCCGCGAGGGACGGGTTGACGTACTGGCCGTCCACCTCCATGGACATGCTGCCGTCGAGGAGGGACTTGGCGATGGGCTCGGTGGGCTTGGTTTCCTCCTTCGGTTTCTTCTCAGGTAACGCCCCGCCAGAAGAGCCGCCGCCGTCAGGGGCAGTGGGTTTAGCGTTATTTATTGCCGGATTGGCCGCCTCCACTCCAGTCGCAGATGGTTGAGGCTGGCTCCCCAGCGGAGCAATTCCTGGCGACGCGAGGGGCAGGTCTCCCCACTCCACCTCTTCCTCGCCGTCGCGCTGTCGAATCTCGTTGATCGTGGTCAGGTAGGTGCGGAGCCGGAACTCGTCCTCGGCCCGCTGGTTGGCCACGTCCTTGGGCACCGGGTTGTCGAATGCCACGAACAGGCGCTCCCCGTCGTACATTGGGGTCAACTGCTCGTTGAGTTTCTCCTCAATGCGAGTACAGCGCGGCAGGGTGTTGAACTGCGCCATGAACAGGTCGGCCCCCTCCATCCCTGCTCTTGGTGCCCTGCTGATCTGCGTGGTGTCCACCAGCCCTATCGGCACGGGGAAGGCACCGCAGATCTTCTTCATGATCCAGTCCTCGCCCTTGTTGAAGTCCAGCTCCTGCGGGTTCCATCCCACCTTGTCGATCTCGTAGCGGTAGTCGGTCACCTTGACCTTGCCCGCGTTCTTGGCGCCCCGGAACATGGCGTTCCACTCGCGCTCCACCAGCCCTCGCTCCTTGGTGTCCAGCTCGCCCTCGAGGTACTTGACGATCAGGTCGGGCCGGGCCATGTTGCCCATGGTGGCGAGAGTGAACTTCTCCCGCAGCTCGCTGTTCTCAATTGCATATGCCGCCGCCTGCACCGGCCCCATGCCGTACCACGGGTCGAGCGGGTTGGGGTACTTGAAGTGGATGACATTCTCGGGCGAGATGTGGACGGCGTCTCCCCCGAACTGGCTGACGCCGTAGATGTACTCCTTGACAAACTTGTCCCGGTCCGGCACGATCCGCACCCACTGGGAGCGCAGTACGAACAGCTTGGACGGCACGCCCATCTTGTCCCGCTCCGGGTACCAGTACCCGTCCCCGGTCAGGTCGAGCATGATGGAGGTCAGCTCCTTGACCTCGTAGCCGTTCTCCTGGTCGTTGGCGTTCTGCAATAAATCTAATAGTGGGTGCTCCTCAAGCTCCTCGAAGTCCTCGGCCCCGGCCACCTGCGGGAGGCTCTTGCCCAGCCGCTTCCTGAGCCACGCGGACTGCTCCCTGCCCACCTTTTTGGCCTTGAAGTTCTTGACCACGGTCTGGCCTGTGGCGCGGGAGGCGTACAGCTTGAGCGGGGTGGTGGCGAGGCGGACGGCACTGAGTTGAGCGCACATGTATGCCCAACCGTGGTACTTTCGCACAAGGGCTTCTTGCGAGACGTCGGGCATCTTCCCAAACCTGTTCAGGAACTCCAGCGACCCGCTGGGCAGGCTGGCCTGCACCACCCTGGGGAAGAGGGACGCGGCCTTGGTTGCTATGCGTGAGAAGATGTTCATATTGTTTTTCGCAGTAACGTTTGAAATCCCTGATGCAGGACAGTCCACCCCATCAGCACCGCCACCGGGACGACCAGCTTGCCCTTGCCCAGGTCAGGATAACCAGTGTCGTCTATCAGGACCAGGCCGCCTTGATTAACCAGCGATTCAGCCAGCATGAAACAGGTCAAATGATTCTTGGCTGACTCAGGATTAGCCAAATCCCATCCGTCAAGATAAAGCAGATCCATGCCCCATTCAGAACCTTTCCCATTTCGCAGAAAGGCAAACTCGTGTACAGCATCCTCATTCACAAAATGGACCATGTCGTCCATGTGCACGCTTGTAATGCCACAACAAGTCTTTTCTGTAGCTGGGTCAACATCAATAGAAATCAGTTGCGTGATGATTCCCCTGCCCATGAGATAGTGAACAAACGCCAGCGTGCTGTGCCCGTCGCTCTCCCCGGCCATAGGGTTCCGCAGCCGCCCCACCTCGCAGATGACCGGGTTGGCCACCTTGTCCAGCTCGGCGAAGGCCAGGGCCATTGACTCTTTGCGCTGTTGTGAGGGGAAAATCATCGCGGTAAGATGCTCCTGTCCTTGTCGCTCACGTTCGTCCACGCCGACTCGTCGTTCATGATCCTGTGCTCGAAGTCCTTGCGGCTCTCCCCCGTGCCGAACGGGCCTGCCCCCAGCGCCTGCTTCGCCGCCGTGGCCATCGAGGCCAGCCGGTTACGCAACTGCGCCTTCAGCGACTCTATTGTTGTCGGTTCCGTTTCCATTTATGATTCGCAATAGTTCGTTTCGCTCTTCGGGTGTTTTGGCTTGTGATAAGATATCCTGGAAGGCGTTGACGTCCTGGCCCACCACCTCTTCCGCCCTCGGTGCTGGTGCACCCGTCTCCTCTGTCCTCGCCGCCGACCCCGCGTGCGGGACGAGTATCCGCCGAGTGAGGATGCCGAACGCGCCGCTGACCGCGTCCACCTGGTCGTCGTGGCCGGACAGGGGGAACTGCCCCACCTCGTCCAGGAACGCCTTGTTCCAGTCCCCACGCATCAGCTTGACGTTCCCTGCACCCGCCGCGCTGGCCCAGGGCATGGCGCGGGCTACCTTGCTGCCACTGGCCTTTATGGCATTGTCGTTGCCGAACCGCAGGGTCCTGCTCGACCCAGGCCGGGACGCCATCACCGTGAAGCCCCTGAGCACATTGCGGCGGTAGTGGTCAATCAAGCTCTTGCCGCTCGCTCCCTGCTCCTCCTCTATGCCGACCGTGATCCGCTTGCCGTCCATCTCGGCGACCAAGGCAATGGCCTGCTCGACCTGGTAGGGGTCGCGCTTGAACCGCTTCACGTCCTCGACAAAATAAATACCCCCCACCTCCGACACCAGCGCGCCCACCGTCCAGTCAGGGTCCTTCCCCTTCTTGGGCTCTGTGGCGGCGAGGTCCCAGTACCTGCACCGGTGGGCGGTCTGGGGGACGGCGTCCACGATCTTGAACCACTCTGCCCGGAACATCGCGCCCTCCTCGCTGATCACCCAGTCGCCCTCGAGCAGCTTGGCGCGGGTGACTGGGTCGAGGTTCATGAGCGACTTGATGTACGAGTCCTGGTCTATGAAGGGATTGTCCGTCAGCTTGGCGGGGACGAACGGGCGGTCGATGTGGCCTGGGTCTACAAACCGCAGCTTCACCCAGTCGAAGCCCGTGCCGATCGGGTTGCTGGCACAGCGCATACGGAGAGGAATTGTGTTGGTCTCGCCCACGTTGCGCCGCAGGCGGCTGAACAGGTACAGGTAGGAGGCCTGGTCAAACTCGGTCACCTCGTCGAACCCCACGAACTGGTACTCGGCGGACTGGTAGCGGTACTTGTCGTCGGGAGTCTCCAGATAGCCGAACCCCAGCGTCGCCCTGCTGCCGGGGAAGGTGAACCGCTTGTCCTGCTCGGACCAGGGCACTTTGCCGATCAGCCACTCCTTCGCCCTGTCCATCAACGCGCCGGGCAACCCGAGGTCTGAGTAGGTCTTGCGGAACAAGATGGCGTTGTAGCCGGGCACGGAAACGTATTGGAGCGCCGCCATGAGAAGAGCATCGGTTTTGCCTCCCCCTGCCGCTCCCCCATAGAACGCCTCGCCACACTCAAGGGCGAGAAATTGTTCTTGCAACCGGGAGGGCTTGTGAGGCACGTACGGATTCTCCCTGACCGTCAGGTCCAGGAAGGCCTGCCGCGTGGCCCAGTTCTCTAACTGTTTGGATGTACTCATGTGCTCTGCTTTGGATCAGCGCCGTCAGGTTGATGTGGATGCTGTCCCCGCTGTTGATGTTGCCGAAATTGAATAGGGCCTTCATGGCCTCGCCGTCCACCTTGCCCTCTGTACGCTCAGCGATGAAGGTGCGGGCCATAGCGTCGCCCTCGTGGGCCTGGGCATACGCCACCATCAGCATCGCCTCGTGGTTGTTCTTGGGAAGGAAGTTAGGACCCCATGCCGCCCGAAGTCTTGCCAGCATGACTGGGCTGACGGGCTCGTTGCCTATACGCCGCAGGATCTCCGGGATGCACATCGCTGTCCTGGGACGACCGTGGGCCATTTTGTTGCCCGGTTCAAACCTATACCCTCGCGACAGTCCACTCCCTTTGCCCACCAAGACTTTGTTCTCGTTTTTTACTGAACTGGTCATCGCTGTATCGTCCTGGTGGGTTCTGGTTTGCGTTCTGTTGCTTTGATCAGGAGTTGGTTCTTGATGTCTGTGCACTTCTGGTGTCGGTCTAACCACTCATCTGCACGAACTTCAATGAGGTATCGTCTGCCCTTTGCATCAGGAGCGCCGTTCTGGTTTGGCTTGATGTAAGATTCTGCTGCGTCTGCAAGTTTGATTGACGCTCCGCATGAACAATGTAGGTCTATGCTCTTCATCGTATGCCGTGGGGTAAAGTGGTGTGGGGTGTCGCATCGGGGGTCGGGTTAGTGTTCACCATCAGGTCATCCCGGTATGGTCCTACCGACTGATTGCTCGCTGGTGTTTTCTTCACCGCGACCCCGTTTGCTTTCGGATGCTGGTCATCATACCGGCCTCCTTAAAACGCTACGCA